GGTCTTGATGCAGCAGGTATAAGGGCAGCAATTGGGATGTCTTCTGCAAATCTTGATGAACAATTAGAAACAATTTTATTACAAATTTCTGCATTGGGAACAGGTACAGGCCCCATTGAAAAACCTTATTATGTTTCTGTAAATGGAGTTCCTTGTGGAGATGTATTAGTAATAATGTCATTAGATGCTCAAAGAGAATACCCTATACATAAAGGAACAACAGATGCTACGGGTTATGTAAAATTTTATCCTAATGTTCCTGAAGGTACAAAAGTCTATATGTGGAGTTTTAAGACTGGTTTTGATTTTAACAATCCAGATGAGGAGACAGTGTAATGTCTGATTGGATAGGATTTGGTCAAAGAGTAGAAGATATTGATCTTTGGATAGAGAATTTTAGAGAGCATTTTCCAGAATTTGCTCATGCTATGCCAGAAAACTTTACAGATGAACAGATCACTTTTTGGTATATGTTTGGGGATAAATTACTAACAGAAGATAGGTGGTTTACGATATACAATGAGGCGCTAGAATTGTTTGTCGCTCATAATTTATTGATTGAAAAGAATCAGCAGTTAGCTTTTGCGGCAGGGAATTTTACAGGGACGCCTTTGGGGAACATATCAAATAAGTCAGTGGGAGACGTCTCTGTCGGTTATGATCTTTCTTCATTTATGGAAGAAAGAGGAGGAGAATGGAATTTAACCACTTATGGAAGAAGGTTTATATTTTTTGTAAGACTTGTAGGAACTGGTGGAGCATATGTATGATAAAGTTTGAAGTGAAAGAACATTTATCAGAAATGAAAAGAGAAGAAAAGTTGATTGAAAAAATAAAAGAACTTAAAAAGAAAGAAGTTTTTGTGGGAATTCCGGCAAAGAATGTTACAAGAAAAGAAGGAGAAATGAATAATGCTAGTTTGTTGTATTTACATACTAAGGGGTCTCCTTTAAGGAATCTTCCTTCAAGGCCAGTGATAGAAGCTGCTTTGAATGATGAAGAAAATCAGAGATTAATTTCAGAAGATTTGAAATTAGTTGCAGAAGCGATAATGGAAGAAGAATTTAGTAAAGCAGAAAAGTTATTAGAAATAGCCGGTATGGATGCAGTTAATAAAATAAAGGAGTGGTTTGAAAATCCCAAAAATGCATGGCCTCCTTTAAGACCCGTGACAATTAAAGCAAAGGGGTCAGATGCTATTCTTGTTGATACGGGTCAGATGCGGAATGCTATTACATATGTAATTTCTGGAGAAGAATAATGCCTTTTCAGTTAACGGACATAATTTTAAATGCAGCATATGCTCAAGATTTTATTGTATATCGTTCTAATGGGGAATGGGTAAATGGAAGATGGGTTGAAGGAACACCAACACAAATTACAATGCGTGGGGTAATTAGTGTTGCGAGAGAAAGAGATTTGAGGGTGTTGCGAGAGGGAGATAGAGTACAAGGAGCGATGGTATTTCATTCGACTCAGTTAATTTATGTTACTAACAATAATGGAACTTCGGGAATATCTGATAAGATTATGTGGAGAAATGAATATTATAAAATAATAAGTGTTGGAAATTATATGGATTATGGTTATTGTAAAGCTATTGGTGAAAGAATGGTTGGGGATTAAAATGGCTAATATAGATTTGACAGTAGTACAGTTTGAAGATTTATTTCAAGGCTTGTTTTTATACATACTTGGATGGGACGTAATGGTCCCTCCAAAAACAAATAATGTAAGAATTGGTTGGCAGAGAGAGGGAGCTCCAGCGTGGAAAATAACAGAGGACATGGTTTTTATTTCAGCGTCACCTGCAGAAGAGCCCTATAATAAGCTGCATGATGTTGAAATGGAAGATTTTAGAACCGATTTAAGAAAAAGTGTTGGGTCTACAAGAGTAATGAAGCTTGATTGTGTTATTTATGGGCCTAACAGCATGTCCATTGCTATGGCTTTGAAATTTGGAATGTTTGATCAGATTCCTAGAGAGGTACTGTCTCGACAAAGAATTTATTTCGTTCCAAATACAGTAGAGCCTAGGAGAATGCCTGAAATGTTTCAATCGCAGTGGTGGGAAAGAGTAGATATGTCGTTATACTTCTATGAGTTAATCGTTCTTGAATCTGACGTTAACAGGGTTAATAGTGTAGAAGTGACTATGAATAAAGAAGAGTATGGTGAAGTAGGTAATTTTGAAATAAACAGATAAAATAAAATGAGAGGTGGAAAATATGGGAACATTGAATTTGAATCAAATTGTAAGTATTAGTGAATACATTTCTCCTTTGTCAGCTCCAAGAAAAACATTTAATGAAATGCTTGTCATTGGAACGGCAGGAGTAATTGACACAACAGAAAGGGTTAGGGAGTATACAAGTGCGGCTGATATGTTATCAGATGGATTTGCGGACACTGATAAAGAGTATCTTGCGGCTCTGTTGTATTTTTCTCAATCGCCCGCCCCTTTTAAACTTTGGGTTGGAGCACAGGGAACAAGCCCGGCAGAAACGTGTGCTGAAGCTTTGGAAGCTTGTAGAATTGCTGAAGCCTCATGGTATATAGCAGTATGCTTGGAAGCAGTTGAAGCCGATCATTTAGATTGTGCAGCTTATGCTGAGGCGGCGACTCCAACAATGGTTTATGCATTTACGACGAGTGATGCGAGGGTAATAACAAGCGCGGACACAGATATTTTTAGCCAGTTAAAAGCTCTTTCATATAAGAGAACGATTGGACAGTATTCAACTGACAACGATTTAGCAATCTGTGCAATTATGGGATTTGCAATGGGAGCAAATAATGGATTGGCCAATTCCGCTTACACTTTGAAGTTTAAAGGTGAAGTTGGTATTTCAGTTGAAGATTTAACTCAAACTCAGGCTGGTTATATTGACAGTAAATATGGAAATGTTTATGTCAATTATGCAAATTATTATAACATTTTCCAGCAAGGCAAAATGGCAAATGGTTACTTCTTTGATGAAGTGATTAATTTGGATATGCTGAGAAATGATGTTCAGTTGAATGTTATGGATGTTCTTTATCAGACAACAAAAGTTCCCCAGACTAATGCAGGTCAAAATCAGTTGTTACTTGCTTGTGATCAGGCTTGTGAGTTGGCAGTGGATAGGGGTTTTCTTGCTCCCGGGATTTGGACAGGGGTTCAGGTGTTGAATCTGAGTTATGGGGATACTTTGCCTAAAGGGTATTTATGTCAGTCGGAGTCTTATAGTGAGCAAACTCAAGCGGATAGAGAAGCGAGAAAAGCAATGCCTATTTACATAGCTATAAAGGAAGCTGGTGCGGTTCATAGTGTTGTAATAGGAATTTATGTGAATAGATAATAAACTTTTGGAGGAGGATAAAATATGAGACATTCAACATATAGTTTTTTGGATTTGGCTGGAGCTATTTCGCACCCTTTTTTCCCTTTGGGTGTGTTTCAGTTTACCGGTGAAGGTGTTGGTAGTATAACAGTGGAAATGTCGAGTGAAAGATCACAGCATGATGTTGCAGCAGACGGAAGTATCATGATTTCAAAAATGGCTGGGAATAATGGAGTAATTACTATCGAATGCCAGCAGACTTCTCTTGTTCATAAGTATTTATTGAATTTATTTAATTATGTGTGGCAGGCGGATACAAATCAATGGGCTATGATAGCAATTGCGTTGCGGAATATCTCAGATGGAACAAGCCACATCTGTACGGGAGTTAGTTTCAATAAAAAGGGAGCAAAATCTTATAAAAGAGAAGGTCAGCAGGTTACTTGGACTTTGATGGCAGCAGACATTGCAAGTATGAATGCTTAATAATTTTTAAAAAAGGAGAAAAGGAAATGAGAGAAACGTTTAAAGATGTTGAGGTTGGGAATAGAAAATTTCGTCTTAAGAAATTTGATCCTTTAACAGGGTCGTATATCGTTTATACAGTTCTAACCAAAGTTCTTCCAATGGGTTTAAGTAAACAGGTTGAAGGTTTGGGGGATTCAGTAGAAAAGAATCTCCCAGCCATGACCAAAGAAGAATTTATAGAAATTCAAAAAGATTGTTTAAGAGCCTGTTCAGAAATAAGACCTGAGGGAGATGTTGTGTTGCCTATTCAGGTTATGATGGCTGATGGTAGATGGGGAGTTGAAGATATAGATGCACCATTGGCTATAATATTAACAATACAAGTTTTGGGGTATAATTTGCAAAGTTTTTTCGAAGGAAACGCATTGGAGATGTTCCAAAAGAGTATATACCAATTGAACTTGCCCAGTGCGTAAATATTGATGTGTTTGCGTTTGCCCCAGTTGTTGCGGGAAGTTGGCAACAGCATGAATTATGGGATGGTACATACATATATGATGATCTGTTGGATTGGCATGAATGGTATACAATAAAACAACGAAATGAAAGAATTATACAAGAGTATTATGAAACTTTAAGAGGAATGAAAAATGGCAGCGACTGATGTACTTAAAGAATACTTAGTTAAGTTAGGATTTTCTATTGATACCTCAGCTCAAGCTAAGATCAGGCAAGCTATAGTAGAAATAGAAAAGCAACTTGATAAGTTAGCGACAAATAAGTCCGTTAAAGTTTTAACTCACGGGATGTTAGCGTATGCCGGAGCAATAGGAACTGTTCTTGCGGCAACTGGGGCGATGATGGCTAAGGTGGCTGACGCTGACATGGGTTATCAGAAACTTGCTTTACGAATGCATATGACTAAGGATGCAGCTAAGGCGGTGACTATAGCTCAGAAAGCCTTAAATGCTTCTCTTGAAGAAATAGCATGGATACCAGAATTAAGAGCTCAGTATAAAGAAATAAAAGACATAGTTCAGTCGACTAGCCCTGACTCTACGGCTTTAAAGCAGATACGCGCAATAATGTTTGAGTTTACTAAAATGAAAGTAATTATAGGTCAGGGGATTGAATGGATTGTTTATCATCTTTCAAATATGTTTGGGGGCAGTTTAGAAGGAGCCAGGAAAAAATTAAGTGATTTTAATAAGTGGTTGAAGGATAATATTCAAATTTGGACAAAGCGGATTGCTGAGGCGATTATGACAGTAGTAGGAATTGTTAAGGCTGGGTATGAAATTGGTAAGAAATTATTTGGTCTTGTACAAGATTTTATTAATTATCTACCGTCGGGACAAGCAGCAATAATAGCATTTGGGGCTGCGATTACGGCAGCTTTTATGTTAAATCCGGTCATAGCAGGTTTGGGTACTTTGCTTCTTTTATTGGAATCCTGGTATGTATGGAATGAAGGGAAAAAGCATGGGTATAAAACATACACCATTTTTGGTGATATGATGGAGGAGTTAGATGCTTTTACGGAGAAAATTAAACCTGCATTAGAAAAATTAAAACAAGGGTTTGGGGCTTTTTCTTTTGGAGAAATATTTAAAGATGTTGATTGGGCATTAATTTTCAGTACGATTGTAAATAGAATCGCATACGATATAAATAGAATTGTTGAAGGATTAGGTATAGTTGCAAGAATCTTAATATGGCTTACAGATATGAGTACTATGTCTAGTGAATGGGAGCAGGGTCAACTTAGGAAAAAAATGATAGAAAAAGGTATAGATCCTTGGGAAAATAAACCTTTTGAAGAAAAGAAAGGTTCTGTAGGGTACTATGCTCACATGACAAAGTTATTAGCAAAAAATATAGCTCAAACTACTGCGGGAGTGGCAGGATTTGGAGAAAGAGATATTGCAGAATTTAAAGGAATGAAAGAAGAAATATCCCAGTTTTTAAGTGGGCATGAAACGTTGAGTGAAACGATAAAAAGAACAAAAGGAGAGTTGAAAGATTTTGTAGGTGGTATAGGTCAGCCTGGAGCTGCTGGAGCTCCGAGATACACAGTTGAAGAAATGAATGCATCAGAAAGAAAAAAGTTTGATATGATGGTTGCGAAATTTGCTCCTAATACCCCTGCCGGAGTTTATCCCCCTATAGTAGAAGATAAGGTAACTGGAATGAGAGGGTGGCATGTTACGGTAAATGAGATGAATATATTTCAACCTTTGGGGTTTGATGATATGATGGAAAAGATTAAAGCGATGTCAACTCAAAAAGCAGTAGCGGGTCAAGGAGGGTAAGTTTATGTTGTCAGCGCCTCAAGTTATAAGACAACTCCCAATAGAGAGATTGCAATCAATAGCGGGTAATTTTAGTGCAGCGGCTTCTTTGATGAATGTTCCAAATCCTATACAGGTTTCTAATTCAATTCAGGCGATAAGTTCTGTAACAAATACGATAAGTTATCAAACAAAGAAAGCGTGGAGGCCGCCTGAATGGAGTAGGAATCAATTAAGAAGACAGATTTCAGAGGATACTTATTATAATCTTACATATATGACAGTGAAATATGATGAAAAGTTATTTCAAAAAGAATCCTCTGATGGGACAGATTATGTGTCATCTTATGAAGGTCAGCAGACACAACAAAATTATTATTTTGATGCTGTATTTACTGCAGAACATAGTACTACTAGACAAATAACAGAACATCCGGTTCAATGGGGTGCGGCTATTGCGGATCATTCTTATCAACTACCTGCAATAGTTACTTTGCAAATAGGGATGAGTGATGCTATGCAGTCCTTTGATGATTTATTATATAAAAAAGATACCGGGTTAGGAAAATCAGTTAATGCTTATCAAATGTTTGTGAATTTGCAAAAAACGGGGCAGCCTATTGATTTACAAACACATCTGGCAGAGTATAAGAATATGATAATTACGAATATTTCAGCAGTTGATACGAATAAAACATATACAGCATTAAGAGCTACAATCACACTTAAACAAGTATTTATTGGGGAAGTGGGAAAAGTGCAGAAATCGCTGTATCCTGAAGCGTCATTTGTGGGCAATAGTTCCAATAATCCTGTGAAAAAGGATTCAAATCTTGTATGGGATACTGATACAGTTTATGCTGTAAAAAGAGGGACGGGTAAATGGCATGTTCCGGAGTTTAATTAATAAATTAGTGATTTGAGGAGAAATAATGGCAGCTCAGATATTGGATATAAAAAATGAATATAATCAGAGAATTACTACAGCAATTGAAATAGGGGAAGAGATAAAAAATCTTGAGATATTTCTTGAGTATAATGCAATGGCGGGATATTGGGTGTGTTCAATTAAAGATTTAGCTAAAGACGAATTAGTAGTATCTTCGATGCCTTTATTAGTAGGACAGGATCTTCTGGGACAATATGAATATTTAGGGATTGGAAGTTCTTCTATTTTAAATATGAGTGATAAGAGTCCCGATGAGTTTAATAATACAAATTTAGGAATTGATTTTTTATGGGCGTGGGGTGAATATGTCGAATGAACCGTGGAGTAGATTAACTAATATAAATAAGTATCAAGAATTTAAAGTTGATACTAATTTAAATGCAAACATATCCTCTCCTTTTAAGAAGTATAGTTTGTATGAACGGAGATGGGAGATAGTAGTAATACCAAGAAAAGCTTTTACAGGAACGGATGATCAAGGAGTATTGTATGATGAGAAGGATGCGATTGTGTTGAGTAATAGTCTTTACGGTGAATCAGCTTTGCGTGTAAAATTTAAAGTTACTTCGGCTCAAATGGTTCCAACCTATGGGGATATAACAGTTTATAATTTGAATGAAAAAACGGTGTCGAGAATAACAAAAGAGGGTGCAAGAATAATTGTAATGGCGGGGTATATGAATGGAAATTATGGAATGGTTTGGAATGCCCAGCTTTTTTCTTTTATGGAGTATAGAGAAAATGTAGTGAATAAGGTTTTAGTTCTTCATTGTATGGATGGAAAAGATGTAATTGCTCCTTCTTTTATTACAGGCACACTTACTGAGAAGACTGGGAGAACAATGAAGGATAGAGTTGAATATTTAACAAGGCAGATGAAGGTAGAGTTAAAAGAAACTGAGAGTCTTATAAAAGAGAAAGCAGAAATAACAAAACCGTATGTCTTTTTTGGAAATTATGAAAAGTATTTAAGAGATGAAGCTAAAACTTATGGTTGTCAAAGAACTGTTGACAAAGATGGTCGTTATTGCATATCAAATATAGTCACTGAAGAAAGAACGGGAGAGCAGGAAATACCTATTTCCCCTTCATCTGGGTTGATAGGAATTCCTTCTCAGGTTGCAAAAGGAATTTCCTTTAGGACTTTTTTAGATCCTCGGTTATTA